GGCGCTGGCGTTGAGCGGCGACACGCCCGGCGGGGTGACTGCCGAACAGTGTTATCTTGACCTGCTGGCCGAGTTCGGCGTGGAGAGGGAGATCTTCGAGATGCCGCTGCGCGCCCTGCCGCAGTTCAAGTGCGCCTACCGCGTGACGCATATCATCGAGCACCTGCCCGGCGGGCGGTGTCGGGTGGCCGCTGCACCGGGGACATCCTGCTACACCACCCAGCAGATGCACGACTTCATTGAGCGCATCTTTGACCGGCTGAGCGAGGCCGGCGTGGACGATGCCGAGACAACCGAGCAATACCGGGATTGGAGGCGTGCGGATGGCTAAGAGTATTTTGCAGAAGGATAAAGAGTGCTATCTCTGCCGACGGTTCTACAACCTGCGCACCACGCGCGGCCTGGAGGAGCATCACATCCTGTTTGGACGCGGACGGCGCGAGTTGTCTGAGCGGTACGGCCTCAAGGTCTGGCTGTGTCATAACCACCACAACGAGCCGCACATGGGCGTGCATTTTGACCCGGCGGCCCGGCGGGTGTTGGAACAGGCAGCACAATTTGCTTTTGATGAACTCCACGGCCCCGGCAGCTTCGCCGAGGTGTTTGGAGAAGAAATTTAGGAGGATACTTATGCCCCAGATCGTAAACAAAAAGAGCGTGCTGGAGATGGCGATGGGCGCGATTGCCGAGATTACAGACTATGAGGTAGAGCGGGTCGTGGCGAACATCATGGACCCCAACACCAACGCCACGGCCAAGCGCAAGATCACCATCACGCTGACGTTCGCGCCGGATGACTACCGCCAGCAGATCGGCATGGATGCGCAGGCAAAGACCACCCTCGCGCCGATCCAGCCGGTGCGCACGTCCCTGTGCATTACCAAGGCGCGGGACGGCAGCCTGCTGCTGGCCGAGATGACGCCGCAGGTCCCCGGACAGGTGGACATGGACGGCGATGAGACACCGATGCCCGCCATGGCCCGCGTGGGCCGGGCCGGGTATTAACATACAGAAAGGACAAAGACAATGGAAAACAGCTTTTTAAAAGACGCTATTAACCGCATTGTGGAGCTGGCGACCCCCTTCACCCTGGAAACGCGCAACGGGCATCAGTTCTGCTCCGCCGATCTGCGCGAGGTCAAGCCGGAGGTTGAACTCCCGGCGCGGTACTCGGTGGATACGCTGGAGGCGCTGGTCAAGCTGATCCGCACCGAGGGCATCGACCACTCTCCCCGGCTGTATGTGCGTGTGGACAGCGCCCGGCGGGTCATGGTGGATACTACATACACGCACAAAGAATACGCAGAGTTCAGCCGCCTGCCGCTGTATGAGGCCGTGAGCGATGTGCCGAGCATTTCTGTCAACCAATATATGAGTCAGGAACACGCCGTTATCGAACTGCAAAGCCTGTACGCCGTCACCGAGGACCGTGACTACCTGCTGGCGCTGCTGAGCCGCATTGACGTCAATCAGGGCGTGTCCAGTGTGGACAACGGGATCAGCCAAGAGGTCAGCGTCCGCACCGGCGCGGTGCTGAAGGAGCAGCAGACGGTGCAGCCCATCGTCCACCTGCAGCCCTACCGCACTTTCCTTGAGGTCGAACAGCCTGCCAGCGACTTCTTGCTGCGCCTTGACAAAGAGGGCCACCCGGCACTGTACGAGGCCGACGGCGGTGCATGGAAGCTGGAGGCCAAGCGCAACATCGCCGCCTATCTGGGCGAGCAGCTGGCCGATCTGGTGGAGTGCGGCAGTGTAGTGGTGATGATCTGATGCTGAATGTTTGTGCATTGCAGGGCCGCCTGGCCCGGGACCCGGAGCTGCGGCAGACCAACACGGGCAAGCAGGTGGCGACGTTCACCCTGGCCGTTGACCGCGGGCGCAGGGACGCAAACGGGCAGAGTCAGGCGGACTGGATACCCGTCATCGCGTGGGAGCGCGCTGCCGAGTTCGCCTATAAATGGCTCACTAAGGGCCAGATGGTAGCGGTGGACGGACGGCTGCAGAGCCGCACCTACACAGCCAGGGACGGCACCAACCGCACCGTGCTGGAGGTTGTTGCCGCTAACATCAACTTCTGCGGCAGCAAGGCGGACAATGCAGGGACTCTTTCAGCTCCCACTGAGGGGCCCAGAGTGAGCGCGCCTGCACCGGAGTACAGCCGCGGGCCGGGTGACGACTTCGCCATGATCGAGGATGAGGGCGACCTGCCCTTTTAAACGTTGAAAAATTGAAAAATGACCTTACAGGGATGCGCCGGAAAGAGCGCGGCGCACCCCTGTATTAAGGTCAGCCATTTTTAGAAAGGCCAAGCTATGGAAAAACCCGGATTTTACGCTATTCTCCCCTCCCCGGTACGGTACGACAGGCGGCTCAGTGCGTCTGAGAAGGTTTTCTTTGCAGAGATCACCGCCCTGTCCGACCAGTGCGGGTACTGCTACGCCGGCAACGGCTATTTCAGCGAGCTGTACGACACGAGTGACCGCACCGTGCAGCGCTGGGTGAAGCACCTGCAGGAGCTGGGCTATGTGGCCGTGACCAATGTCCGGGACGGTGCCGCAATGCAGCGGCGCATCTCCCCGCTGTCAGATGCAGGGCATGAGGAAGCCCCGGAAACAGAGGCCGACAAAAATGTCGGTGAGCGACATCCAGTGTCGGCGGGCGACAAAAATGTCGCACCCACCCCGACAAAAATGTCGCCTACCCCCCGACAAAAATGTCGCCTAGAACAATACAAGAATAACAATACAAGAGAGAACAATACGCGTGCGGGCGCGCGCGCGAGTGTTTCCGATATTTTCCGGGATGCCTTCCCGGGAAATGAACGGCTGACGGAGGCCCTGCTCGCATTTGAGGAGTCCCGGGCCGCGGGCAAGCATCCGCTGACCGTCAACGCCGCGTCGCTGGCCTGCAACAAGCTCAACCAGCTGGCCGACGAGGCGGGCGTGCGTGACCGCTACGGCTACATGGCCGCAGTGCTCGAGCAGAGCATCCTGCGCGGATGGGAGGGGCTGTTCGCCCTGAAGGACGATTTTGTGGATGCCGTCCCCACCCAGCGCCCCGCCAGCACGGAGGATCGCCCGCGGGAGATCGGGCCGGACACCGACATACTTGATTTTTTGTGAGGCTTCTGAATGGAACGTGCAACTATAAGCCGGCAGCAGCAGACGCAGCGGGCGTTCCTGGGCGCGGCGCTCATGGACCCGGCCCGCGCACGGGAGTACATCATCAAGCTGGTGCCCGGGATGTTCGACGAGGGCGTGAGCCGCGCGGTGTTCAGCGCGGTGCAGCAGCTCACCATGGCCGGGGAGCCGGTGGACGTCATCACGGTCATCAACCGGGCATCGGCGGGCCGCCCGGCGGATGAGATCAGGCCCGGCGTTGTGGCAATGGCCGAGACCTGCCCCAGCGTCTCCAACATCGGCAGCTATGCGGCGCAGATTCTGGAGGACTACCGCTACTCGCTTTTGCAGGGCGACTTGATGAAGTGCATGGCCAAGGATGCCATGGACAGCGACGGCGTCTGCCGCCAGCTGCGCCGCACGCTGGCGGTGCAGGATGCCATCCGCAGCACCCAGACCGACAGCACGGCCCGGGACTTTGACGCGGTGCTGGATTCCGCGCTGGCCCGGCTGGATGAGCCGGACGACAGCCTGAAACTGGGCTGGCCGGAGCTGGACCGGTACGGCGTCTTTGGTCGGCAGCGCGTCTGCGTTGTGGCTGGGCGGCCCGGGTGCGGCAAGACGGATTTCTCGCTGAATCTGGCGGCCCGGCTCTCGAAGCGGTACAAGGTCTACTACCTCACGCTGGAGGAGACGGCGGAGGCACTGATGGACAGGATCCTGTCCAAGGTTGCGCGCATCGACTCCGGCAAGCTCACCAACAAGAGCCTGGCCCCGCGTGAGCGGGAGATCATCAACAATGCCGCCGCCCGGCTGCGCCAGCATCACAACATGATGCTGGACGCCGACAGCAACCTGACGATTGACGGGTTGGAGGCCAAGCTCATGCAGTACAAGCCGGACATCGCGTTCATCGACCACATCGGTCTGCTAACTCCCACCGACCCGCGCCAGACCGAGTACCAGCGCGTCAGCGAGATCACCCGGCGGCTGAAGGTGGCCGCCATGAAGATGGGCATCGTGGTTGTGGAGCTGTGCCAGATCAACCGCGACGGCGTGAAGGGCAACGAGGGCCGCTTCTGCAATCTGGAGGACCTGCGCGGCTCCGGCACGATTGAGCAGGACGCCAACAGCGCGATCTTTGTGGAGAACAGGCGCACCGAGGACAGCACCGAACTGCGCGGCGAGGACGCCTATCAGGATACCGCCGTGATGTATGCCAAGAACCGCGAGGGGCCGACGGGCGTTGTGTCAATGCGATGGCAGCCCCAATACCATCAATGGCAGCCGACCCCGAAAGAGGAATACGAAGAAATCGACCAGATGAACTGGCCGCAATAACACCCGCCGCCCCGGCGGGACAGGAGGATTACTATGATCAGCATTGCAATTATCAACTTGAAGGGCGGCGTCGGGAAATCCGTCACCGCCTGCAACCTGGCAGCCGAGCTGGCCGCCAAGAGCAAGAGCGTTCTGGTGGTGGACCTCGACAAGCAGGGCAACACGAGCAAGTTCTTCGGCGTGGCCGACTACGACAGGCCCTGCGTGTCGTCTGTGCTGCTGGGCGTGGCCATGGTGAGGGACGCCATTGTGGAGACGGCAATCCCGGCGGTTGCCCTTCTCCCCTGCGACATGCGGATGCTCAAGGCAAACCGCGAGATGATTCAGGATACCGGCCCGCGGCAGTTCTACCTACGGAACCGTCTGGAGCCGGTGGAGGGCAAATACGACTACTGCCTGATGGACTGCCCGCCGGATCTGGACATGGGCAGCATCAACGCGCTGACGGCTGCGGACTGGGTGATCATCCCGGTAGACTGCGATGAGTGGGCCTGCGATGGCATGCGGGAGATCATCGACCAGATCGAACAGGTGCAGATGTACTACAACCCGCACCTCAAGGTGATGGGCGCGCTGATGACAAAGTACCGCCGCACACGGTACGCGGGCGAGGTCGTTCACCAGCTCAACGAGGCGGGCATTGAGATGCTGCACACCGTTATCCGGTACACGGTCAAGGTCAGCGAGGCCAAGAGCGCGCACGAGCCGCTGCGGGTTTACAAGCCGGACTGCTCGGCAGCGCTGGACTACGGATGCCTGGCAGATGAGGTCGATGAGGCCGTGTCCAAGATGGACACGCACAAGGAGGGCTAATCGATGAGCAAGGGATTTTCTATCAACGACATTCTCGGCAGCACAAAAGCCAACGCCCCGGCGGGGCAGAAAATGCAGGTCGTCATGCTGCCGGCGGCAGACATCGAGCCGAACCCGGAAAATAGCATCTACGAGATCGGAGATGTATCGATGCTCAAAGCCGACATTGCCGAGCGCGGCCTGCGCAGCCCGCTGGAGGTTCTGCCCGCCCGGGCCGGGAAGTATATGCTGCTGGCCGGCCACCGGCGCTGGACAGCTTGCCGGGCCCTGACTGCCGAGGGCGTGGCCGGGTTTGAGGTCCTGCCCTGCGTTATCCGCCAGAGTCAGGGCGAGGATGACGACTTGATCGCGCTGATCACCTCCAACGCCACAGCGCGCGAGCTGACGGACGGTGAGCGGCTGCGCCAGTACCGGGCACTCAAGCAGGCACTCGAACGCAAAAAGGCGGCGGGTGCGCTCGATGGCCGCATCCGTGATGAGATGAGCCGCATCACCGGCGATGGCACCGGCACACTGGGGAGGCTGAATGCCATCGCCAACAACTGCGTGCCGGAGGTTCTGGCGATGGTGGAGCGCGGCGAGATCACCATGACGCGGGCCTACGAGTGCAGCAAGCTTTACAAGGTGCAGCAGGCAGAATACGCCAAAAACAAGTACGCCACTATGCCGCCCATCACCGATATGGCCCGGCGGGCGGCCATCAAGTATCTGGTCGAGTGCGGCCTGGCCGGCCAGTTTAAGAAGCTCGACTACGTTCACAAGAGCGAATGGAACTACGCTGACAACAGGCTGGATGCCCGAAAGCTGGAGCCTGTGACGCTGGATCTGACTGAGGGCGAGACGGATGCGCTGCTGCGCATTGAGCCTTCTGGTTGTTACAACTTTCGCGTCAGGATGCTGGACCCGGCGGATACAAACGAGGTTATTGCCGAAAGCTCACTCACTACACGAGATTTGTTCGATGCCGCCAAGCGCCTGTACATCAACAAGGACGATCTGGCGGCGTACAAGGCCGAGGTGAAGGGCAAGCGTGATCAGGAGCGTGCCCGGCAGGAGGAGGCCGGAAAGTGGCAGGCGCTGGCCCGGCAGGAGCTGGAGGCGTTCGACAGCTGGCCGCTTGTGACGCGGCTGAAGGACCTGGGCCTGACGATCCGTGAGCGGAAGATGGCAGACGGCGGGCGGCTTATCATTGCCGTGGATGACCTGACGCGCTTTTCAGGCCATGTGGACGGCTTCCAATACCGCGAGTGCTTCGCAGTGCGCCTCGGGCCGAACGGCGAGCGCGCAGGCCGGGACGGAGACATCAATGCGCTGGAATGGTACAAGCGCTGGTACAGCACCGGCGCGGGCATTGAGAACTACATTGCCGACGACATCCAGCGGGCCACGCGGGAGGCGAAAAAGAAATGAGCAGCGGATTTTGCGGGATTCCCGGCATGAGCCAGCCGCGCCTTGACAGGTGCGAGGGGTGAGCCCACAATAAGGGGTTGTTTAACCTGGACTGTGAGCTATACTGCTACGGCGTCGAAAAGACGGACGGCGCGGGCATTGTGCTGGAATGTGATGACTTTGAACCATCTCCGGGAGGTGATGCCCAATGACCTATGATGAGTGCATCGTGTGGCTGAATCGCTACCGCGATGCCCGGCGGGTGGAGCTGCGATTGCGGGAACGGCTCCGGGAAGAAAACCGCCGCGCCGACTACGCCCGCGCCCTGTGCCCACCCGGCGGGGCCGGTGAGATTGACAGTGCGCTGCTGAGCATCAACACCCGGCGCGAGAAGCTGGCCGCCCAGCTGACGGACGGCGAGGCCGCCAGGATGGAGATTGAGAGCGCCATTGCTCAGCTGGAGGATGCCCTGGAGCGCGAGGTCCTACAGATGCGCTACATCGACGGGCGCACCAACCGCCAGATCGCGGCGCGCATGAGGATCACAGAGCGCTATGTGCGCAAGCTCCATCGGCGGGCAATTTTCAAAATTATAAAATTAGTTCCGCCCAGTTCCGCCCCAGTGTGTTAAGCTGAGGGTGTCGGGCAGGTAGGGGCTTGATGCTCGGCGGTTTGCTCGTTTGCATAATCCTCCTAAGCGGATAGTCGCCCCACATCGGGGCGGCTATTTTTTTTATAACTGGGTTGCAAGGTTGCAGGGTTACGGGTACGCCCGGCGGTTCGATTCCGCCAGCCTGGCCATAGTTAATCTCTTTGAAATAGCTGACAGCCGGGAAAGACCGGCAACATACCGCACAGTCGCCCGCCCAGTTCCCCGGCGGGATGAACCTTGACAGGTGCAAGACCTGTGTGCGGGTACGCAGTGCCGTTGATGTGGTTAAACTCAGCGGATGACGGACGGCAATAGACCGTCATGCCCGGCGGGCGGGAGAGCCTCACCTACACCGAGACAAAAGAAACTCCGTCTCGCGCCGCTGGGCATCTATGATAATTTTACGCCCCGGCGGGTGGAGGTGCAGCGCGTGTCCAGTGTGGACACGCAAACAGTATGCGGGAGTTTGCCAAAGCGTTTTACAAGAGCAAAGCGTGGCAGCGCTGCCGCGATGGGTACGCCGCCAGCGTGGGCGGATTGTGTGAGGATTGTCTGGCTAAGGGACTGTATTGCCCCGGTGAGATAGTCCACCACATGACAGAGTTGACGCCGGACAACATCAACGATCCGGCGGTCTCGCTGTCATGGTCCAACCTGAGGCTGCTGTGCCGTGACTGTCACGCAAAGCGCCACGGCGCGCGGCGTAGATACCGTGTGGACCCGGCGGGGCGAGTGACGTCGAGGTGGTGACCTCCCCCCCGGTCGAAAAAACGAGCGGGGGTGTGGTAGACCGGGCCCCAAAGTTCGGAAAAGCACTGAAAAGAGCGTAAAGGGGGTGTTGTTGTGGGGAAAAAGGCAAAAACTACGCTGATTCAAGAGGAGTACAACAGGATCATGGCGCACTACGCCGACCTGCCTAAAAATCAGATGGCGATTGTGGAGCCGCTGATCCAGAACGCGGCATTTATGAAAATCACACTCGACGATCTGCAAAAATCCATCAACGCCGACGGATGCAGCGAGGAGTACATGAACGGCGCGAACCAGTATGGCAAAAAAGCCAGCGCCGATCTGCAAGCCTACAACAGCCTCATCAAGAATTACAACACCGTGACCGAGCGCCTGGGCAAGCTGCTGCCCCCGGAAAAGCGTGAGAGCAGACTGGAGCAGCTGGCCCGTGAATAACTACATTTACGAGTATTACCAGAAAATCACGGACGGCACCATCATCGTGGGCCGCTGGGTCAAGGTCTGGTACAATTATGTTGTGGACGGTCTGGAAAAAGGGCTGTTTCACTTTGACCCCAAAAAAGCGCAGAAAGCGATCCGTTTTGTGGAAAATTTCTGCCGACACCATGAGGGCGCGCTGGCTCCCCAGCTGATTGTGCTGGAGCTTTGGCAAAAGGCGCTTTTATCGGTACTGTTCGGCGTAATGGATGACACCGATCACCGCCAATTTCGTGAGGTCGTCGTTATTATCGCCCGGAAAAACGGCAAGACGCTGCTGGCCGCTGCCATTGCAGCCTATTGCAGTTTTTTGGATGGTGAGTACGGCGGGCGCATCTACTTTGCCGCGCCTAAGCTGGAGCAAGCGGGGCTGTGCTACGACGCCTATTATCAGATGCTCAGCAAGGACCCAGAGCTGAGCCAGCTGAGCAAGAAACGGCGCACAGACATCTACATCGCGAACAGCAACACGAGCGCCAAGCCGCTGGCGTTTTCCGCGAAAAAGTCGGACGGTCTCAACGTCAGCCTGTGCGTGGCCGATGAGGTCGCCAGCTGGCCCGGTGATGCTGGGCTGAAATTCTAC